CTTACAAGATTAATATCAAACCAACCGCCTTCATTACTATAATCAGTTCCTTCTCTGTTTACGCCTGGTTTAAATAATGTTTTTTGCAAAGCCATTCTATATGTGTTCCCAGCTCTTGCCCTCAAACATCAAAGCTTCAGCTTCTCTTCTTCTTGTAAGACCAGCTAAAACTTTGCCTTTTGCTTTGTTCCACCTTTTCATTTGAGCAGGAACCTCATCATATTTACCTTCATTTAAAACTCTAAGCATGCTAGATTTTTTAAGATTGTTTGGACCTAAGTTGTATGTCCAAGAAACCAAAGAATCAAATTGGGATTGATTCATTGGGGCAGTTACCAATGAATTAACATAATGTTCATACTCATCATCAAGCTCACGCCATAACATAAAGTCTGCTTTTTCTTCGGTCCACTTATCACCTTCTTGTACATCTTTAGTATGGCCATATCCTATAGTCCAAACTCCCGCAGCACATTGGTAAGCCTCAAGCTCACAGCCTTCAAATTTTTTTATAAGCTCAAAGCCTTTGTCTGAAGTGTGCATTAGTTTCCGAATACGATTGTTACGAAAGCGATTAATAAAGTTCCCATAAAACCGAAAGTCCCAAAAACTGCCATTCTTAGGGTTCTGTTTAAATCGTTCATTTCTGATTTTATTTCTGCTGTTTCTTTGAATATGCTTTTCCATCTTTCCTCACATTTCGCTTCGTGCGATTTTAAGTCTGATGCAACAGATTGAACTGTAGTTCTATTCGCCATCTTTTTTATCACCCGTATTGGATGCTCCAAAGTAAAACGATATAACTGCTGACGCCAATCCACCTAAATATCCTAACACTAAATTAATTAATGCTTCAGAATTTTGCTCTGGCGGTTGTAAAGTTACTAAAAATATATAGCCCATAAATCCACCAACAACAGCAATACCCATAATTCTAGCTGTCCAATCTTTGTTAAAAGTTTTTCTAGCGTCTTGTTTTTCTACTGTTTCTAATCTAAATATATCTACATCTAGCTCTTTCATCTGAAGTTCAAAACCTTGTTCAGCTTTTTTAAGCTCTAACATTTGTTCTGGAGTAGCCTCTTGTATAGCTTTATTAATAGACTTTGGATCTGATTGACATCCAAGCACACCAGCAATAACGGACGCTGCTTGACCACCTAAAGGCCCACCTAATGCAGATCCTAAAGTTGGAGCAAGCGCTCCTACTACATTTTTAATTAAACCAAATTTCATAATTACCCCGCTAATGGATTTTTATCATTCATCTTTGCTTCTATCTTATCTACTTCTTTGTTTAAAGATTGAATGTCAGCTTTAATTGTAGCTATATCTGTTTTTATTTCAGTAACATCTGGAACAGAAATGCCGTCTATTTGTTTTTCTAAATACTGTACAGACTTTTCTATACCTGCAAATCTTTCCTCAATAACTTTTTGTTTTTGTTCGGTATCACCTATACCGCCTATCTTAGCTTCTAAGTTATCTAATCTATTAACATACTGGGCGCCTTGATATCCAAAGCCAGCCAGCGTTGTAACAATACCAACAAGAGCTATGAGTTGCGTTGTTTTATTTTCAAACCAATTCATTTAAACCTCCTAAAGAGTTGGCTGCATTTGTTTTAATTCAGTCAAAGTTTTTATACTCTGTCCTGCTAGCCCATAAAAAGCCGCAGTATTATCTGAAAGGTTGCTATTAGTATAAATGTTTTTTGGTTCATACCAAAATTCTTTTTCGGGTATGTTTACTGCTCTGTAACTATTAAAACCTGGTAAAAAACCCATAACCGCTATAATAGCGTTTTCAGATCCATACTCACCCGTTTCTTCTTGTTGCGCCGCAACCTGTTCTTGAGCTGTTTGTAAGTTTTGAGCAATAATATTTTCAACAGTAGTTTCTGAATCAGCATCAACAGATGCAATAGACGTATCCATCTGATCTTGCGTTGTTTCTGTTGTTACGTTAGCAACTGCTACCTCTGTTGTTACCGTTTCTGTTCCCGCTGTTGTTGAGCTAAAAGAAGAATCTGATACAGACATGCTGCTCATATCAAGAACTTGATTGGTTTGAGCTGTAGATGATGCAAACTGATCTGACATGCTGGGTGAACTACTGGTACTAAAACCAGCGGTAGATGAGTTACTTACAGCATTTCCAGCAGCTACGCTATTGCCTGTAGCATGTATAGAATTGCCAGCGTTAGTACCGCTAACACTCTGATTTGCGGTTTTTATTGTAGATGCAACCACCCTAAGAGCTACTTCTCTGCTAATTGAGCTTTCACCTTTTACATTTTCTCTTTCAGCAACTTGAAACTCTTCTTCAAATACATCTTCTTCTATAGTCTCTTCTCTCTCTATTCTTTCTTCTTCTATTTCAGCTTCAGCCAATCTTTCTTCTATAGCTTCAAAAACTTCCTCAACGGCTTCTTCTTCAAAAATTTCCTCTATAAACTCTTCCTCTAGATCTTCTAATATTGCAACCTCTTCCTCTCTTCTGGTTTCTTCCTCAAACCATTCTTCTAATTCTTCAATAGTTTCTAACTCAATAAAAGTTTCAGGCTCTCTAAAGTCTTCTACTAAAAATGTTTCTTGGAAAATAAACTCTTCAATAATTAAATCTTCTACAGGAATAAATATTTCTTCACGTGGCATTTCAAAGTCTGGTATCAAGGGAAATGGATCTATAAATTCATCTTGACGAAACATTTCTTCAAAGATTATTTCTTCTTCAAACATAAACTCTTGTTCTTCAAAGTGCTGTTCATCAAACTCAAATACAAACTCTTCAAACATAGGTTCTTCTTCGTAGCCAAACTGCTCTTCTTCTTCGTAACCGTAATCAAATTGATCTTCTTGAAAGTAGCCCACGTCTTCTTGCTGTCTATAGCCAGGGCAAAATGGGCCATACTGAGGATCTAAATCGCATTGCTGGTCATCGTATGCGTCCCAATAGTTAGGACATGACTCACTATAAAGAGAGCTTATATTACATTGTTGAGTTAATAAAGCATCTGCATAACCGCTACAACTAGAATCATTCAAAGGGTTGCTACAATCAACACCGTTGCCACTACCTGCGCCATATAAAGATCCACCATTTTCTAACGTGGTATTGATAGATGTTGCATTCCAATTTTTATTGACACAAGAGGATGAGTTTGTTGTACCTGTACTGCATTCATCATGATAGTAGTAAGTGTATGAATCTTCTTTTTTAGATCCTACTTCACCAATTAATACATCATGATTAATAATATTTAGATGGCCATAACGAAGATCAAACGAGTTGTTGTTCCAAAGTATTATTTCAAAGCTGTTGTCTGATGCTCTGTTGTACTCCCTCATGTCGTACCATCCAAAAATCATCTTGCTTGAGTCACCCCAAGACTTCATGCGAGAATCGTTATCTCTAATTAAGTCTGTCCAGAAAGGGTATATGGTGTAAGTGTGTTGTCCGTCAATAGGGTCAGGAGTATAGTCATTGCAATAGCTGCCACTATTACCAAAATGCAGGCATCCATTCGTTGCCATTCTTGCCTGTGTAAATGTAGTGCCATAAAAAGTGAAATTAAAAGAAAGGTCAATTGCAGGGCTAATACCATCATCAGAAACCTCGTATGCTAACTCGCCCTCAAAGTTATTAGCGTTTGTTTGTAGGTGGTATAAATCCTGTCCTGCTTCATAAGTGTACTGTCCATATACACTAAATGATAGCAGACTAGCTACTGCGTAGCATAAAATTCTTTTCTGCATTGTTTGGCGGTCTTAGTCTTTCTTGTGTAAGTTTTTTTGACTAAACCCACAACATCTTTATTAATCTTGTCTCTGTTTGGGTTTGCTTCATGCGTGCATTTAGCTATGTATTCTTTTTCAGCATCATCTACATCAGGTCTTTTGGATTTATTTTTATCCCACTCTGCTTTTGCTTCTTTGCCTATCTTTCCCTCGTAAGGGCAAGGTGTGCCTGCCATTGACATAGCCTTAAAGACTCTTTCGTCTTGGCATAGCAAAGCTACTGATGCTACTTTCATACCCATGTCATAAAGATACTTAGATAGTTTTAGCCTTTCACAGTTTTGATCTGTGATTGTTTTGCCGCCTGAGAAACCAAAGACCTGCCCCTGAAATGCGCCTGATACACCAGTAGTACATAAATCCTGTGAATAAGACATTATTGATGGCGCAATAGCAGATGCAGGGGGCGCTTCTGATTTTATGTTTTGGTTAATGGTTTGAGTGCTGTTGGATTCATTAATATTTCTATTGGTGTTATCTGACTTGGTGTTGTTATTGTTCTGATTAACATTGTTGGTCTGCACATTAGACTCTGATTCAGATTTATTAATGTTCGTGTTCTGATTGGTGTTATTAGATGTGCTGTTATTCGTGTTATTAACATTCTGATTAACCGTAGAATTTACAGTTGAATTAGATGTTGATGTGTTCACATTATTATTAGTGTTAGTGTTATTTGATGTAGAGGTTGCCGTTGAAGTATTAACATTGACATTATTGTTCGTGTTGACATTCGTATTGTTATTCGTGTTTGTCGCTGAAGTTGTCGTGGTATTGGTATTTACATTAGTGTTTGTATTATTGTTCGTATTCGTAGCAGTAGAAGTATTTGTGTTCGTATTTGTGTTCGTGTTGGAATTAGTATTGGTGGTTGTTGTGGTGTTGACCGTGTCAAGACTGTTGTTCTCACAATACTGCGAACCATTCACACAAGCCGTGCCTGATTGTTGGTTTGACTGCGCATTAGCGTTAATTGAAAAGCCAGCCACCAGTGTTATAAGAAACATTAGTGCAGCCCACACAAGAATGTTATCGTGTTTTTTTTGTTCTCTATCGTTCATAAGAAATCCTATGAAACTACAGCATTGCTATTTTATGTCTAATCTTAGAACAGTTTTGTAAATCGTATCATAAGATACTTTATTTATCTTCTTCTCCTTTAAAACCTTTGCTTTGTCCTGACTTACCTGAGTAAACACCAAACACTACACCCATAGCACCTACCACTACAGATACCAATGCTGATTGTTCAAGGTTGGGTTCAGGTAGATTCATAAACCATATGACTGATTCATACATAAGGTAG